AACCGTTCTCGCCCCAAGCACTGTCGCCCCAGCCGAGAGACACAACCTATCCTTATGTTGTAGCCAACCGCAACAAAGCAGTAGTCGTGGTATTAGCAGGCATGGTCAGTGTGAACGTGCCTGCCGTGATGGTCTGGCTACCAAACGTGTAAACAGCCACAGCCTTGTTGCTCTGCGTGGAGTTGTATATCAGCACCGCGTCAAACGCTGTGGTCAAGGTGACCGATGTGTACGTGATTGATGCTGAAGGCGTAAAAAACGCCACGCCCGCAGTTGCTGAACTGTTGGTTGCCGTAGGAGGCGTTGCTGCCGTTACCGTTACACCGCCCGCCGTGTATCCTGCGCCGGAGACTTCTCCAGTAACTGAATATGCAGTGGTTGCCGCGTTGTAAGTGGCTGAAGCCAAGTACAAGGCCGCTTTGAATGTATCGGTTGCTGATGTCGCCCTTGTCGGGGCCGTGCCGAAATTATGGGTCGCAGTCATTAACTCGCCCATGAACGAAGTACACATTGATTGAGTATTTGCCACGATAGTTCCTTAAAGAGAGGCCGTTTCACCGCCAGCAAAGCTGGGTATTTGCTTCAGCGTTACATGTACAGACCGGTGAACCAATTCACCATCCAGCCAGTATTCAGTCCACGTAGTGAACTCATTGTCGTTGTCAACCGTGCCGGTGCGATGCTCCAGCAAGGAATCATCCATATCACCCTTGGTCGTAGTAACAATCAATTTGAACTCCTGATGAGCGCGGTTGTGGAGGTGTTGGCAGGCATAGCGATTGTAAACGTCGTGGTCGATGTTTTGTCTGCCCCGAAGTCAATCACTGCAATGGATTTGTTGCCTTGCGTCACGTTGTAAATCAGAGCGCACCGGGCTGTAATTGCCGCCGTCCAAGACGTATTTGCAAAATTCACGTAGGCCGTGTAGTCAGCAGAACTGATAGTTACCCCAGTCAGAGTATTACCACCTGCTGTATAGCCAGACGCTACAACCTCGTTGGACGTTGTGTATACAGTCGTGTCCTCGTTCAAGTTGGCATTACCTGTGTACAGCGCAATCTTGAGGGTGTCCGTAGACAGATTGTGGACGGCCTGATACAACTCCTTCTTGAAGCTGGTGGTCTGCGTTTGGACGATGCTCATGTCACCGCCTGCCTAAATTGACCGCTACGGTACGCATCTTGACGCTCCAGACCATCACCCAGACGTTTAGCTAGTGCAAGGGCCTCTTTGTACTTGCCGTCGTAAAGCGCAATCATGTCGGGCTCACCTTTCATAAAGGTGTACGCCTCCACCAACGACCCATACAGCAACACGGTGTCAAAGTTATCCCCCAGCCAAGTTGTAAGCGCAGTGGTGATGGACTCGGGGTAATAGTAGTAATGCAGTTCTGCGGAGTAAGTTGCGTCGGGTGTCGGGCCAAGGATGAACGACAACTCATTGCTGATGGTTGAACCAGAAACAGTCGGACCAAACAGCGCGTAGTACTTGGGCGTTCCGGTGTCGGTTGGCGTGGGGTACGCCTCACGCATGAAGTTCACATCCTTGTTGAGTAGGAATGTGTACGGGCCGGAACCAGAGAAGATAGCCAAGGAGTACGAAGACAGGAAGTCGTCAGGGCAGGACAAGTACTTGTTGCCGGATGTGATTGTCCCCGTCATGTTCTTACGCAAAAAGGGGAACTGCACCGAGTTGTAGATGCGCTGTTCTGCCTGTGTGATGAACCGGTTAATCTGAGCCGTAGGCGAAACCGTAGACGAATCCGCAAGGGTAATCGTCGGAAAATTATTTTCCGTGTAGGTCTGTATCGCCGCCGAAAGCTCAGAGTAGTTCATGCCATCGGGCCTCGTGCCATCGTGCCTTTGGTAGCGCAGCCAGTACCACGGATTTTGATACCAGTTGTCTTGGTAGGCTCGTCACCAGCAGACTTACTGTACGCACCGATTGCAACATCCAGCGTATCAAGTTTGCTTTGGTTAGGGCCAGACAAGCCTTTCAGCGCCTTACCGTCCATCGTGTGCGGAGGTGCATAGACGCTGGCTGGACCAACTTCCTTACCGCCTTTTTTCATACTGTATGCCATGGTTCACCCCGTCTTCTGGTTAGCTGCACGGGACAGGTTACGACCAACACGCATGCGATCGTCCGTGGTGGGCCCGCCTTTTTTCATGCCTTTGGCATGCATGCTCGACTCATGCCCCTTAACCATTTTCTTGGCTTCGGTGTCAGCAATACGTTTGACTGTCTTCTTGTCCATCATAAACTCCTATGAAACCGTTACTGTTACCGTGCCAACACTTGTGGTTCCGACCAAGTAGTTGGGTGTTAAAACCGTATCAAAACTGCTGGCCCCACCAATTGGAGCCCAGCCCCACTGAATGTCTCTAGACCCCCCAGCAGGGTAGCCATTTATGTCTGTACCTGACGCTACATAAGACACATCAGGGCGGGGCTCACGCACCGCTTGCGGGTCATTCACCGGATACAGACCTAATGATAGCTGAGGTTGGTCCGGGTCCCAGCAAGTAGGACAGACTTTAATCTGGTAGAGCTTTGTCTTAATGACCTCTTTCTTGAGCTCACTAAGTTTGTATCGTTGCCCGCATCGGTCGCATTCTGCAATCGAGTACTTGCCAGAAGCGTATTTAGTAGCCACGCTTCACCTCAATAGAAGAGCACTCTTGGGACGAACCGGTCCGAGGCTTTCTCCCGATCTTCTTGGGCGGCTAGTAGCCACTGCTGTTCATACTCATCCTTGAGGAACCCAACCCGCATAGGGTCAGCATCGGCCCTCTTAGCTGCGATGTAGAACGCCAAGCCTGCAACCATGCAGGGAATCAGTCGGAAGGGGATATCCTCTACGTTCACGCCATTCCCAGCGTCCTGCAACCGGCGTAGCCGCCAGTACACGAAGGTGTAGTCACCACCAGCATCAGGAGTGGGCCAGACGTTGATGCAAGGTAAGTTCTGGACGTAGATAGCCGCCCCAGCCGTATGTGCCGCTGCCGTGGTTCCGTTCTGTCCGCGCAGGCAGTTAATCAAGCTGTTGCCGCTTACGTTGGTGTACCCGATGGTTTCCGAGTCAATCTTGATAAAGCCGGTAGTGGTTAACCCTGATACATCGCTGAGCGTGATGGTCGTATCTGTGCTGGTGATCGTGGAGCTTAGGGTTACTGACGTAGCGTTAGTCTGCGCTGTCTGGCGGTTTACCCATACTTGAATAGGCCGACCGTTGGTCAGCTTGTTTGGAATCGTTGAGTAAGTGGACTCGGAGATGCGAGTGATGTTGATGTCTGACTGAGTACTAGGAGTGCCGTTGTTCTGGCGCACAACGTGGTCTAGCAGGTCGATTGTGTCTGCCGGTAGGGGGTAGATAGCCTGACCCGTAACCAAGGCAATAGCGCCCTCTTGAATGGTCCACAGGTTGATACCCCGGTTAGCCCATTCGATTGTCATCAGGTTCAAAGACCGCCGTGCTGTACGGAACTCATAGCCCGTACGCACCTCAATACCGGCCCGCTCATAAGCCTCCTCAATCAGATCATTGAGGTCTAAGTTAAAGCTGGTTGAGCCGGTGGTGTAGGCCATTATCTAAAACCTGCGGTTTTCTTTGCTATCTTTTTGGGTTGCGCTACGAACTGTTTACCTGCTGCTTTACCGGCGCGTTTTGCTTTGGTGGTTGCAGCGTACTCGGCGGGGGACAAGGACTTTATAGCAGCTTCAGGGAGGTATCGCTCACCCGTCTTCGACGAAGGCTTTCCCGACTTGGTACGCCATTTCTGGTCACCCCAAGCTTTTAGGGATTGCTGCGGTGCCTTAAGTGCCATTGCCGTAACTTCCAAAAGCATCAAGGTATTCTAAAGCACCGCGCAAAACAACGGGACTGTCTTTGAACATCCCTAATGCACGATTACATTGCTTACAAAGCACGCCCCGAAACTCACCTGTTTCATGGTTATGGTCAATTGCGCTTTCTACTAACGCAATTTCTACCCTGCAAATTGCGCAACACCCTTCTTGGCGTTCATACCGTTCCACAAGTTGTTCAGGAGTAATCCCCCTACGGGAACAGCGTTTAGCCAAAGTCCACGGGTCTTTTTCGCGGTACTCCGCTACTCGATGTTGGTTAATTTCCACCCAATCCTTATGCCTTTTGTAGAGGCAAGTATTGCAGTGGCTCTTGTACAAGTGCGCCATGTTACCGCCGCGACTACGAAATACGGACAATGGTTTTGTCTCGCCACAGTCTGTACAAGTTTTTGTGGCCTCAGTCACGATAACCGCCGCCCGCTGCTTTATATTTTTTTGCTACCAATTGGCTTTTTCTCGCGCTCCACTGCCCTGCGCCTGTCCCGTGTGTGGCCGCTGCCTTTACCTGAGACACAATACGCTTACGCAAACTTGGCTTGGTGTAGTTTCCCGCAGCATTTACCCCGCCGCCTTCAGCGTACATGGAGACATCGTTCGGGTTGTCTTTGCGGACAACCGTCTTCGCCTTCGGCATTTTCGAAGGAGCAATGTCACCCATGCCGCGTGAAGGCCTCATCGCATCACGCCTTTAGTCTTGCCGCGTTGAGCACAGCCATCTGCACGGCTAGAAGCGCTAGAGACCGAGCCACCTTTTTTCATAGGTACGCCTTGCTTACCTGCTTGCGCCTTCTGCTGTTCAATAATTTTCTTGCGTATCTCATGCATCTCGCCTTCGGTTGTAGTAGAACCGCCGGTCAAGCCCTTAAAAGCATTACCAATACCGCTACCGATATTGCCTACAAAATCACCGACGCCTTTGCCAATGTTTTCAATTACGTTGCCCATATTGTTCTCCTTAGCACATCGTGCCGCGAGTCTTACCACGTTGAGCAATGCCATCCGCGCGGCTAGAAGCGGAACCACCTTTAGCCATGCGCTTAGTTTTGCCGCCCGGTGTTTTGGTCATATACAAGGGCGCAGGATTTGCAGGGGTGCTATCGGCAGCGTTGTATGCAGCGTCTTTCTTGGCCTGCATCTTGGCATCCACTACTTCGTCGTAGTTAGAGGGTTTTTTATCGTCAGCCATGATTAGCTCCTTAGCAGGCCATGCCGCCCTTTTTCATCTTGACTTGCATAGCCTTGGTCTTACCCTTAGAGGCAACACCGTCAGCACTCTTGTGACCACCAGCCAAGCCGCCAGTAGCCATCTTAGCCATGCCACCTTTTTTCATCATGCCCATGGGGGCAGCGGGGGCTGCTGCAGCGCGAGGAGCCGCAGGTGATTTTTTCTTCATCATCATAGCCATCATCTTGGGGTCCATCTTTGTAGCCATATCACCACCTCGTTTAAAAGTTTTGCCTTTATCGGCGTTGCTGAAATCCTTGCCCACGGATTGTGGGACTCCTACTTTCTTGGCGAACGATGGGTTGTGGGCCACCGCCTCCATGAATTTATGCTGCTTTGCACTACTGCTTGGCATCACTTCCCCGCTTGAATAAGCTGGTCAATTTTTGCTTCAAGCTTGTTAAAGCGTTGGTCAATGTGGTCAGTAATGCGCTGAATTTCTGATTGAGTAACGTAATCACGGGCAATTTCCTCGCGGGTTTTGTTGAGCAGCAGGTTGAGACGGGTCAACTCAGAGAACTTCTCTTTGAGCAAGAAACCAATGACTGCCAAAGCCATTGTGAGGCCCGAAGACCAGATTGTGTTTAGGTTGTCCATATCAGCAGTTCCACGCTTTCAACGATTTATTGATACGGGAATTCGGGTCTTTGGCCGTCTTCTCGCTGGTGAGCTTCTTCTTCATGCCAGTCATCCTTGCGCAGAAGGAGTCGCGCCTGCTTCCGCCTTCCGGCTGGGGAGGCTTCAAGTTCATGCCTTGCTTTTTGGCTGATGCGCGCCCCTTGGCGTTCAAGCCACCCTCGGGGTTTTTGCCTTCCTTGCGAGTCCATGCGGGTGATTTAGCCATGATTAGGTGTGCCCTACATCAACATTGTCGGCGATTAAAATCCCACCTGCGTACATACTGCAAGTCAATGGGCCACCAGCACTTGCCTTCACACAGAATTGCATATCAGTCTTTTCTGGATGAGCAATGGGTGCAGTGAATGGCGTCTCTTGCTTTTGCACAAACACAGTCTGGTGCGTCACGGTGACCAAGCCATTGTTTGCGCCAGCATTGAATTTGTTGTACTCCTGAGCATTCATGTAGGCGCTTGAAGTGAATCCAATCGCGGCATCGTACTGGATGTAAGACAAGTAGAAGGTGTAGCCAGCAGGTACGGTGTAAATCGACATCTGGGTTTGGCCGATTCCAGCATTGATTTTGGCGTACACGGTCGAACTGATGGACGCAGTGATGTTGCCGGTGTTCGTGCTGTTGAGCATGGACATGCCATTGATTCGCAAGAACGAATTCGTGGTGGTCACATTGCTTGTGCCGTTCAGCGCAATTGTCTCGGTCAACGGCACAAAACCCGCGCCTAAGCCGTTAATCACAACAAAGCGTGCTGTGTTGTCTGATGCTGAGTCACTCACCAATACCAAAGGGGCGGCTGATGATGGGTACACATACAAGCCACCAGATTGGGTCTGGCCTTCCCACATTGGGCCTTGCGCTGTGTTCGCAATTGCTGCGCTATAGCCGAAAATCTCAATTCCTTCATGGTACGCAATCTGCCCCCGCACAACCTGCAAGTCAAAAGGTTCGTATTTGCCGCGCTGGGTAACGGATGAGGGTTTGCCAGTAGTAGTGGCCATAATCAATCTCCTGTAAAACGGGGGCCGAAGCCCCCAAGACTAATTACTGCTGGCTGGCAGAGGGAAACTGCGCACCGTTGGAGTTAGCAACCACGTACATGACGGTGTACTGCACAGTACCAGCGGTTACGTTGGCAACGGTGGGGGTCAACACTGCTTGGACAATTACGTCCGTAGGGCCAACACCAATACCGTTAGGGGCTGCGGTGCTTGTTGCGCCTGCCCAGTTAGCCAGCTTAGAAGCAGCGTTGGTGTTAGCCAAACGGCCTTGGGTGGTGATGTCCGAAGAAGCCCAGAACAGGTTGGTTGTAGCCGAAGTGCCGATTACCACGTTGGCTGCGGTAGAACCCGTAAAAGCCGTCAAGGTGTCAATGAAGATGTTGACAATCTGAGCACCAGCAGGCAGTGCGCAAATAGTGTCCGTAGCAGCTACATCAAACGCAGAGCCTGTGTAGTTCTTCTTGAAAGTCTGAGAAACAACGGTTGCACCGAGGTTTTCAATAGTGCCAGCAGTAGTGCCGGTGGTGTTTTTGACAGTGCCAAGCAGCCAAGGGCCGAGGTGAGTAGCGAATCCCATGATGAGTCCTTACATACAAGTTAGGTACACTGATCGGTATGTCGTCTGCCGGGACAGTTCAGCGCACCGGAAAGCCCGGATAACTGCAATATACACCATTTTTGTGATGCGTCAAGACCATGCCTTACAAAGACCCAAAAGTCAGTAAAGCCAAGCATAAGGAGTGGTCGGCTAACCATTACCAAAAAAACAAAGACGAGGTAAAGGTCAGGTCAAGAAAAACCCGAAAGCAGAAAAAGCAAGAATGGTTAGAATTTAAACGGGGGTTGTCCTGTACCAAATGTGGGTTCTCCCACCCTGCGGTGATTGACTTCCATCACGTCGGGCCTAAAAAATACAGCGTCAACGAACTTATAGGCAACGGCAGATTTAAGACGGCCTACGAAGAAATAAAGCAGTGTGTAGCACTATGCGCCAACTGCCACCGCATACACCACTACGACGAACACGAACGAAAAAGGGGGCCGAAGCCCCCTTTAGAACCCAGCACAAATTAAGCCTCTTCAGCTTCGTCTTCAGCTTCGTCTTCAACCAAGAGCCACTCACCGGCCTCTTCGTCCAGCCAGTACCAAGCATCGTACTCTTCGTCGTACCAGCAATAGCACTCAGCGTCTTCGTCATAGAAGTACTCTTCGTCTTCGGCAAAGCAGTCAGCAAACGCTTCAAACTCTTCATCTTCGTCGTCCACTTCTTCAATGTCGGTGTTACCCAACGCTTGAGCAGCCTGCAAAAACTTCAGAATGGACTCAGTAGAGAACTCAAAAAAGCCGCCATCGGCGAGGTCAACAGATACAGTAAACAGCATGTCTATACTCCAAAAAATAGTTGCAGCACCGCGCTGCAAGTCATCCTACCATGGCATCTGTGACAGTTTTTAGACGTAAAAAAGCCCCCTCGTGGGGGGCTCCAAATAAGGGGTTAAACCCTTACTTTAAGCGCCGGGCGAACCGAACATACCCAGAGGGTCAGACCAGCCGAACGAATAACGCTCGCGGGACTTGTAACGGACGTTACCGGTGTCGAAGTCGCCGTCCATGCTGTTAGCCAGCGGAGTACGAACGAAATGCTTCATGCCGTTAGGAACGTCAGTCGTCAAGTACCAGCCATTGCTATCGGTCAGGTAGTGGTTGACGGTGTAGCCTTCAGGGATCGAACCGTTGTTCTTCAACGCGTTGATGTCGTTGTCGGTAGTGCCAACACGGAGGCTGGTTTCCAACAGACGAGTAGCAACGAACATCAGAGCAGGGGGAACGATCAACTTCTTGGGCTTAGCTGCAATCAGCAAACCGCGCTCGTCGGTCCAAGCAGCGATCTGGATAACGGCGGCTTCCAAAGAAGTCTCGTTAAGGTCAGCGCCAGTGGAAGGACGATTGCTGTTAGTGCCGCCGCTAATCAGCGGGTGAGCAGTGCTGAACAACGAAACGCCATCACCACCGGTATAAGCCGAGGAGAAGCCGTTGTTCAAGACCGAAGCAGCTTTGACTTGCTTGGTGTACGCCATACCGCGAGCCAGAGCCTTGGTGTAACGAGCGGACAAGCTGTCATACAGATTGTCTTCGATTGCCTCTTCCGTCAGGGAGAAGCCCAAAGCGATAGTTTCGTGGTTGTAGCGAGCAGTCCATGCCTCTTGTGCATTGTCATAAGCGATGGCAGAACCCTCGTTTTTGACTGGTGCAGCGGAGAAGCCAGACAGTTTGGTTTCCTCTTCAAAAGAACGCTCGGAGGTCTCAGTTTCGTAGAGTTCCTTGTGCTCTTCTTGGTAGGTTGCATACTCCAGACCAAACAAAGCGTTCAGTCCGGGAAGCAGTTCTTTAAGTAGCTGTGCGCGTGAAATAGCCATGATTTAACTCCTTATGCGCCAGTGGCAGAGTAGTAGCCGTGCAAACCTTGGTTAAGCTTAACCAAAATCTCGGGGTACTGAGTGAAAACAACGGTCGAGGTGTAAACACCCGAGTTGATTGTGAACGTAGCGGCTTGATTCAGCACAACCGAGGTTGCACCAGCAGCGGCTGCTGTATCCACAAAAGAACCCGTCTGTGCAATCTGACCACTAGTGGTCAACACAGCAACGTCCGTACCAACTGGCAATGCGAAAGGCAGAGCACTCACGGTCAGGGTAGTAGTACCCGTGCTGTAAGTAGCAGTACCCAGCGAAACTGCGGTCTCAGGCACCAGACCAACCATGCGCAGAGGCAGAGTGGTAGTGACGGGAGTGTCACTAGGAGCCAGAACAGCATTGGCAGAGTTACCAGTATTCAAGTTGCCGGTGTTGTTGATGGCTGACAGGTTAGTGCCAATCATCGCCATAGCGCCAGAAGCAACGGTAGTACCGGAACTGCAAACAACCGCCTTGAACACAGCATCAGGATCATCCGAGATATAGGCTTGGCAATCACCGGCAGCGGTGCTCGCGGGCCAATACTGAGAGAACAACTTCTGCTTAGTCGTGGGGTTGGTGTAAGTGCAACCCAAGAAAATACCGACGGTCTGGTTCAGAGTAGTGCCGGTAGATACTGAGGCGCGTGTGGCAAAGCCACGGGACAGAACAACGAAATCACCATAGAAAATATCAGTCGAGTAACCGTATTGGATGGGGTACATGCGGGTAGAACCAGCAAATACTTGACCGCCAAGCAGGTTAATCGGCTTTAGCCCGTAAGGGGCGTCAATAACCGGATAAGCCATAAAGGACTCCTAAAAATTAAATACCTTTTCCAAAGCTCGTCGTGGACCGGCGTTCTTTAAACATCGGCATCCTCGGGTCGCTCTGGCGCATCATAGTATTGTCCACAGCCTCCACTTGAGCTCGTGCTTGGTCTGCGAAATGCGCGTCCCGTTGCTCGACAAACTCGTGTGGCGTCTTGCAGAGCAATAGCCCACCAATCTCAATGTTGTCTTTAAATCGACTAGTTGGATCGGTCATCAATCGAAACTTAGGCTGCTCTTCAACGCCAACCGGCTCCCAGCCTTCTCGGAGTTTGCCCGAGACATTACGGGGGTCGGGGTCATTCAAAGTAGAAACCCGAATCCATCTGTACGCATAGCCCGGTTGTTTGTCAGGTTCAGGCAGCATTTCTGCTGGCATCCACTTCTTAGGGCGCTCGCCCATTTCCCGTGCAGTCATCTCGCGTTGCAATCTGTTCTCAGCCATTTTTAGGCCTCCAATTTACTAATTTCCCGAGCATATTGCTCAAGAGTTATACCAAGTTTTTTAGCCAACCCTGCCTGAGTTTTAGTCAGTTGGATTTGCTTCGGCGCAGTACTGCGTTTAGCTGGTGCTACCACCGTGCTTGGCCTTGTACGCTGGGGTTTATCACCGCCATCGTTTTTAGAAGCTGCAAATTCTTCTGGGAACCTGCGTTGAACCTCTCTGTCAATACTGCTGAAATATTCATCAGTACCTACGAATGCTCTACCATACCGCACTTCTAGTTCTTCATGAACCCCCTCAGCATACTTGCGCATTGCCAGTTTGTCACGGGACACAAACCAAGGGTTTTTGGACACCCAGTTTGCGACCTTGGGGTCCATCTGAGGTGTCGCCTGCGGTTGCAGGGTAGTTTGTACACTATTTTCTTGCGGTTGTACAGTAGGGCGATAATTTTTGGTCTTATCCAGCTTCATTTCCGCCCGAGTCAATTCCCGCTGCGCAGCCAGCAATTTCTCGGAATCACCCGAGTCATATGCCTCCCGGTAGTTCCGTGAAGCTGTTTCAAGCTCCATTTCAGCCGAGCTTTGATAGGTGGAGATGAGTTCTTTCTCACCGTTCTGCACCATATTTCTCAGTCGGCGATTCTCATCCAGAATCTGTTGCGCAGCCGCCAAAGCCTCTTGCTGCTCTCGAAGAGCCGCCTCTTTAGCCCGACGTTCGTCGTGCCAAGCTTTTTTGTACTGCGTAAATTTCTGCTTTACATTCTTAGAATATTCAGCAGACTCGTCAGCCTTCTCAAGGTCGTCCTTGATTGACTCTGGCAGCGGGTCAACGTGCCGGTCTTCTTTAGGAGTGTCATCAACGATGTTGACTTCTACGTCATCATCACCTTCAACAGTGATCTCCAGCTTCTGGTCGTCACTTGCTTTGATGTCAACTTCATCAGGGAACTTGTACTCTTCTTCAAATTTAGGCATGTGCGCTCCTATTTGCGTTTGATTCCCCGTGGGTCTTCTACAACGCCTTCGACAGAATCGTCGTTGATGATGCGGAATTCACGGTCGTGGATGAGAAGCCGAGTACCAGCGTGGGGCCGGACCAAGACAAAATCACCTTTTTTGCACCACGGTCCGGTTGGAAACCGAGTGGGGTCTTTGTAGCAGTCAGGGCCTAAATCAACGACAAACAGAACCGTGGTGAGCAACTCTTCATTGCGCATCATCTCTGCTGACTTGAGAAGGCTAATGCTTGTTCCTTCAATCTCTTTTTCAGCTTCAGGGACAGCGCACAGAATCCGGTAGCCCGAAGGCATAGGTAACTGCTTTGCTTTCTCTTCTGCTGATGTGTTCATCACAGCGGACAGGTCCACTGCTCTGATGTCATAAGCTTCATTCATCGTCAAACTTCTCCAGTTGGTGTGTAAGGTCTGATAAATAAGAGCGAGCGGTGAGCAGACCTTTGATAATCCCACACATCTCGCAATAATCGTCAAAGTTCTTCGCGGCCTTCGCTGCTAGAGCCTCTTCGATGTGTTTGACGCCTTCGTCAATTCGTTGGTTAATGACGTTAATTAGCTTGCGGCTGTCGTCCATCATTCACCTTTCTTCGCGGACGATGCCGCTTGCATTTCTCGTTGCTGTTGAAGCTGCGCGTTCTGTTTCACCATATCTACCTTGGCCTTAAAGCCTTCCGACGTATGCTGGTGGTCGCGTTGCTCCTTGTTGTTCTGAGCCTGTAATGCAAGCTTGGCTCCTTCAGTTTCCTGCTGGGCTTCAATGCGCTTGAGCTCGACATCAATCTGGGCCATCTTGGCCTGCATATCAGTTATGTCTTTCTGAGACTTGCGTTGCAACTCGCCCTGCTTGATCTGCAGTTCTTGTTGCTGAAGCTGGAGTAGCGGATCAGCCGCTGCCTGTGCATTCTTGGCTTGCTGAGATTCTTGCTGGTGCTGCTGGAGCAACATCTGGCCTGCCTGCGCTGCCATCTGAGACACCTTGACCTCCATCTCCGGAGACATCATTGCCTCATCTTGATCGTCCTCGTAGGCCGGTAGTGTCTGACCCATAGTCTGCTCAAGCTGCTTGCGATACTCCATACCCAAGTGGTCTGCAATGTGAGCCGACATAGCTCCCATCACTCTTTGCTGCAGTGCCGGGTCTTGCCCAACTAGCTCTTGGATGTGCGGGTCTTTTATTGCCGCCATATGCACGGTGATATGCGCCTTGTGGTCTTGGTACAAAAACGCCTTGACCGGCTTGCCCTTGAGGATGTTCATGTTCTCCGTCACGGGGTCGCGCGGCTTCATGTCGTCTTCGATCGGCACAAGCTTCTGGTAGTTCTTGATGCCAAGCACGTCCAACATCTGACGATGTAAGATGGGGAGGTCATACAACTGAGGGGCAGTCTGAGCTAGCTGTAGGGCCGCTTGATACTGCACAACCTTCTGCGCCATGGTAGTAGCATTGGGGTCGCTAACAGGAATGACATCCACCAAGTCGTAGTCAGACTGCTTAGCCTGCCGCCCACCTTCTTCGGGCTCGTAGCTGTAGTCATCAGGGGTGTAGTCGCGGATGATGTTCCGCAGGAGCTTGAACTCTTGCTTCATCGCGTAGTGGATGCGTGCTTGGATTGCGCTCATCGTCTTCAGACTACGCTCAAGAATAGCCAACGTCGTGCCCACGGGAGCCTGTGCGGACATGTCGGAGGCATTCAACTCCATGGAACCAGCGAAGCTGCGACCCTCTTGAATCATCTGCCCCAGCAGGGCCATTAGCACTTGGCTAGGCTCTTTGTATGGGAGCGCCATCAAGTTGTCCTTGATAGTGCCACTCGGTACATCTACGTCCCGGAACTCTCCCGGTGAGATTGGCGTGTCATCACCTTTCGTGCGAAGTCCTCTAGTCTTGAAACCGCCGGGTAGATTAGACAAAGTACCAGCATCAACGAGCTGCCGCAGAATACTAGTACTAGATTTAGAGTAAGCGCCAATGAGGTGGATAAGACCGAAAGCATAAAACCCAAAACCAGGGATATACGGGTAATGCACGAAGTGAGCGCGTTTCTGATGATGGTCATCCTCAGGTCTCCAGTTGCGGCGGATAGAGAGAATCTCGCCAGTGCCCTTCTCAATAGTGATGATGTACGGCAGCGCTATGCCCGTCTCTTCACCATTCTCATCCTTGTGTTCATAGCCCTTGAGGTCGAGGTCAACCTGCATCTCCAAGAACTTGTACCGGTTGTCTTGAGTAGCACGAAAGCCTAGCTTCTCAGCAATCTTCTTCTCAATGTCATCCATGACATTAACAGGGTCTCCAAGGTCTATGTCCCTGTAGAACCCGTCATGCTGAAGTCGGCGTAGTTCGTTTTTTGTTTTACGCATGACATGCGTAACCCGCTCGGAAGACTCCAGACTAGACGCACCGTACGGCACAACCACGTCCTCTGCTGGCACGTACATAGACACCTGACGGTTCAACGCCGGGTCGAAGTACACCTTCTTGAACGCATTGCCCGCCAAGCCCAAGCCCCACAACATGCGCTCATGCTCAGGCCGGTACTCGACCATCACATCAGTCATCTGATAGTTCATGTCGTTCTGAACGCGCTCAGCCGCAGCTTTCTTCTCGGGGGTCTCTTTGCCGATGATCTGGGTCTTGACCGGGCCTGATGCCGGGAAGGTCTCCATCATGGTCTCGGCTTGGAACTTAACCACAGCCTCTGCCAACAGCGGGTGGTACACACCACAAGCACCGGGCCACGGCTCCATCCGCTCTTCGAGCTTCAGGCCCAACAACTGCAGTCCGTCCACGTACGTCTGCACCCAGTCTTTGCGACTGGCAATGTCGGTGTCGTAGTCTTCAATCAGGTCACCTGCCAACTGGGCTAGTTCACCCTCGTCCATGCTCTCTGCTAGGTTGGCGTCAAAGTCATCTTCTTCGTCAACGGGCTCTATGTGCATAGAGAAGCCGGGCCCCTCAATATCTACCGCCTCGGGGTCTACCACCGTAATCTGTAGCGGTTCTTCGTCATCCATTCCCCCAAGTTGGTCAAGTCCTTGAGGGGCAGCATATAGCGCCCTGTCCATATTAGTAGCCATTGTTTGTCCTTAATAGTACGCCGCTTTTTTGCGGTACTTGTACAGGAAGTCATCCTCCGGCTCATCCGAAGGAAGACGCAAAAACCCACCTTGCCTAAACCTTAAAAGGGCCAGCGTAGTAGAGTCTACCAAGTCGTCGTTAGTGCCACTAGGAAAGTCGTTGCATTCCTCAATAACATCCTTGGCCCATCGGCGGTCCGGGGCCCATACTATCCCAGATGCAAACAGGTCGCTCACGGCATTAACCCGAGCAATCTTGTCTTGGCCCTTGCCGGGGGTGAACTCCCCAACCGGGATACCCATCCGTCTAAACTCTTGGTACAGCGCCGAGCCGTTGGACTTCTTCTCCACCATGAAGGCATCCGGCTGCCACTCCTTATACTCTGCTAG